CATCACCAATCGAGAAGAAAAGGGGAAGATCTATATTGAGTGGTTGATCGAGGAACTATGTGAGTATGAACAATCACAGGAGAATATCAATGGACGATGAAAACGAAGTCTTCGTACTACTGAAATACGAAATTTTAACATCTGACACCAGTACTTGGAAGAGATGCGAGGCTACCTACCCGGCCAGTGTCAAAAAGAAATGGGCATGGAGATGTGCCAGTGATGTAGAACATCTCACCAAAGGATACCCCGAAGCAGAGGAATGTATCAGGATAGCGAAGCTATATCGTGATGGCGCAGCTACAATAAAGGAACTGAGCAAGGCGTGGCGTGAGGTTCCGTGCGCCGACGCCGCCTACCACGCCGCCTTCGCCGCCTACTACGCCTCCGCCGCCGCCTACTACGCCGGCTACCACGCCGCCGGCGTTGATCTGGCCGCCGCCTCCGCCTACTACGCCGCCGCCATCGACACCGAACGAGAAGAAAAATGGGACTTATATATCGAGTGGTTAATAGAGGAACTATGCGAGTATGAACAACTAAAGGAGAATGAGAATGAGAAAGAGTAATCACGTATCATATAGAGGTAGAGTCATTGATATGGCTTCAATGAGAAGAGAAAATGGAGATGTACCGGCAGTTGGCAATATGAATACAAATGCGCGCCGGCGATCTATTGACCAAAGATGGTAAGATTGCCAAACCTGCCGATCAGGTTGCCAAAGAACGCCATAGAATTAGAACTGCAGTCACTCAGACGAGTCTGAAAGGTCCACAACCCGATAATGTGGTAGTAGATAATAAGATCAAAGGTGCGCCTGAGAAGAAAGCAGCAAAGCCAACTTCAGCGCCAACAGTAAAAGAAGTCGAAGCCGATAACAGAGATATCACTATTCAGAAAGAAGAATAAAATGAAAATCAAAGCACTCAAAGGTAAAGTTCTTGTATCAAACATCGAAGGCGGTATGAGAACTATCAATGGAATTATTATTCCAGATGACAATGGTAAAAGTGAAGGTATTAGGCCACGTTGGGCGCAAGTCTATTCGATTGGGTCTGATATCAAAGACATTATGGTCGGTCAATGGATTTTGGTCGAACACTCACGCTGGACTCGAGCAATGGTAGTTAAAGATGGCCTTAATGAAATCAAAGTATGGGGCGTTGAATATCCAAAGGCAGTAATGTGCGTTTCGGATACAAAGCCATCAAATGTCGAAACTTTCTCTACCTGGACTGGCGCCGATCGTCTTACTCGATAATCCACAAGCAACCGCGATTGATTTACACTAAATAGTATGCTATAATTTAACATACAAATAAAAAGGGTTGCTAATGAAAAATCTATGGGTTGATGTATATAGACCAAATTCTCTTTCGGATTATGTGTTCAAAGATGTGACACAGAAAAATCAGATTGAGAATTGGCTAACTGGTGGTGTTCTGCCAAATATTCTGATGTCCGGTTCCGCAGGCGTCCGGCAAGACTTCGCTTGTAAAATTATTGCTGAAAGAATTAAATGTCAACGACTTTGATATCAAAGAAATAAATGCATCCAAGGATAATGGTGTCGATTTCATTCGTGATACGATAAGCAGATTCTGTGAAACAATGCCATACGGTGAATTCAAGTATGTATTGCTCGACGAAAGTGACGGCTTATCACCGGCCGCGCAAGGAACATTGAGGGGTGTGATTGAAAAGTATTCTACTACAGTAAGGTTCCTGCTTACTTGCAACTATGTCAATAAAATCATTCCAGCATTACATTCAAGATGCCAAAGTCTTCACATTGATAAACTTGACAAAGAAGAATATACATTGAAGGTAGCAAATATTTTAATAGCCGAGAGTATCACATTTGATATGGATGTCATAGATTCCTATGTCGATAAGAGTTATCCAGATTTAAGAAAATGTATCAATTCTTTACAAATGAACTCTTACAATGGAAAACTCAATCCATTAAACTCTTCCGAAAATTCCGATGATTATAAATTCAAGATGGTTGAATTGTTCAAGATTGGGAAATACAAGGCAGCAAGAGAATTGATATGTAGTCAAATCACAATAGATGAATATGAAGATGTATTCCGATTTATGTATGAAAATCTATCATTTTGGTCTGCGACAGAAGATCAGGAAGATAAATGCTTGTTAGTAATCCGTGATGGATTAGCAAAGCATTCTTTGATAGCAGATCCAGAAATAAATCTTTCAGCCACGCTTACCGAATTGTCTATGATTGCCAAGGGTATTTTGTGATGTCAGAATTGGAAACCTTTGTTCGGTTGAAATATCAGATTGATATAGAGCGTATCAATGATACACTTTCTCGGTACCCAACTGAAGTTCTTGATAACTGGATATTGAAATATATTGCTTCTGTTAATACCTCAGCTTATCCGTTGGAGTATAACCAGTCTATAGAAACATCATTGCAATATAAAGCAGGCGCCAATAATAGTACCGAAATGACTAGGACTTGGCGCCGGACGTTTGAGATTCAATGTAAAGGCAATGAATTCAGATTGGTAGATGCTGCCTACTGTTGGGCGAGTGACAATAATTTCGTTGCCTCGATTGGTAATATATTGCGACTGGAATCATTCCGTAAAGACATAGCCGAACATCTGTTGATTGAAGCACTGTGCGAATATGAAAGCACGAAGGAGAGTATCAATGACCAATGATATAGAAATATTCGTTCGATTGAAATATCCAAAAATAGATCCAAAGGAATATCTCGAATGGCATTATATGAAAGAATACCCGCTCGAGGTTCGAAAGAATTGGGTTTGGCGGTGTGCCTCAGAATTATCAATTCATCCACTTCGCAATAATGATATCGAAACTATATTGAAGAGCATTGAAGTATATCGAAAATACTTCAATGGTGAGGTAACAGTCGACGAAAGGGATGAGGCTTGGATTAAAACGGATATGAATGTCGGTGATTCGGCAGCATACTGGGCCTGCTGCGGTGACTTAACTGCTGCTATGCATCGTTGTGAATTTGATGTTGAGAATTTGAAATTCTATGCTCAAGTATTTATGGATGAACTCTGTAAGTTTGAATCAAAAGAAAGTAGTTAAATCAGTGTCAGAAAAGGAATAGAAATGTCAAACAAAGAAAAAGTATTCATTGTCACTACTCACTATCGTAAGACGAGTAAGCATCAACCAGGTGTATGGGAATCTCACGAGAGAGTGGAATTTCTTAATCGCGTAAAGAACAATCAATTGACTACTGCTACCGTTGTGATTGATTATTTGGATGAGAGAGTAATCATTGGATCAGTCAAAGGTATCAAGTTTGATGAATATATCCAATATTTGACAAAGACCTATCCAAAGCAGATGGAAGAACTAAGGAAGGCTTATAAACCAGAAACTGACATAGTAGTTCCGGTGACTGACAATACACCAGCAATTGAAGTTGTTGATGGTGAAATTCAAGTTGCAGAACAAGCCACCGAGACTGTATAGAATGGTGAAGATCTACAAACCAAGAATAATTCTAACCGACTGCGATGGTGTCATCCTATGGTGGTTAGATGCGTTTGCTGCCTTTATGGCTGAGAAAGGTCATACACAGGAAGATAACACCGACCACGAATATTCAATGTCGAAAAGATATCTCGTTGAACATCCAGAGATGATGAAATTGGTTTCAGAATTCAACAACAGTGAAAAGATACGTGATCTACAACCATTGTTGGATTCTGTAGAGATAATTTCAAAACTGAATGTTAAACACGGATTTCGATTCATAGCAATAACTTCATTGAGTGATGATCCGGTCTCAAAAGGATACAGAATTGAAAATTTGGAAAAATATTTCGGAAATGTCTTTAATGAAGTTCATTGTCTTTCGATTGGCGCCGATAAATCACCCTGTCTTGAAAATTGGGAGAATTCTGGATTATTTTGGATCGAAGATAACACTGCGCAAGCAATGGCAGGACATAAATTAGGTCTTCAGACTCTTCTTATAGATCATCCGACAAATGCTTGGCAGCTCGATTTACCATTTACTCGAATATGTGGTAGCCGACCATGGAGTGAAATCTATCAATTGATTTGTGAGGATTATGGGTTGGAAGAGTGATGACTCCGGAAGATGAAGTGTTCATAAGATTAAAATATCCACTTGATACAGAAACTTGGTACCTTGAAGAAAATTACCCACCCGAAGTTGTTGAAAAATGGTTTGCTAACTTACATCAAGATATCACAATGGGGTATGTTGAATATTTCAAAAATCAGAAACGATTCTTAATCGAAGCAATTTGGGATTATGAATTTGGCGGTGATAGACAATGATGACGCCGGAAGATGAAGTGTTCATAAGATTGAAATATCCAATCTACGAATTCCGCCCAAGTGGAATTTCGATCGATTGGGGCGATTCATATCCGCCTATTGTTGTTGACCGTTGGTGGGGTAGAATTAGTGATTACGGACGGTGGGATAGTAATCTATATCAGAAATGGTTGATTGAAGAATTATGGAACTATGAAAATGATAACGCCGGAAGATGAGACCTTCATTCGATTGAAATACTCAATACCCAATGTCGAATATACTTATGAACTCCCAATAGGATGGAGTAAACCGTTTCCAGAAATTGTAGTATCAAGGCTGGTGTCACAAATAAAGAATTTATCGTGCCATTCAACTTATGGTGGTCGCAAGTGGAATGCAGTAGTGGTTCCGCTGTTGATTGAAGAATTGCTGAACTATGAAGAATCAATTTATTGAAAAATAAGTGGGATAGAAATATCCCACTTATCTCTTATCTATTCATAAATCCTCAATACCTCAGCCACAATGGGATCTCTTTCGATGTGACAGTTTAAGAATTCAGAAATGGCGATCATTGAACTCTTCTTTGCTTTCAATCGTTTTACAAAATCAGCAAGCCCGTTCTCTTTCTTATGATCGGTTTGATCCAAGTCACCAGTAATGAACGCTCTGGTATTCTCACCTAATCTTGTCAGCAATAATTTCATACCCGACGGTAATGCGTTCTGAGATTCGTCGAGAATAATAATAGCGTTTTTGAAAGATCTACCGGCGCATATACATCAATGATGCCAATTCAATCACACCGGTCATCCATCATCTTTGAAAGTGCTGCCTTGCTATAATATTCTTCGAAAATATCCATTAATGGTTGAACCCAGGGATCCAATTTCTCATTCAATGTCCCCGGTAAGAAACCGTGATTCTCACCTTCAGCACCGAACTGCAGGTCGGACAATGATAATCTTTTCTACTTCATTTTCACGCAATGCTTTGATTGCTCGCAATACGCTTAAATATGTCTTACCGAGTTCCTGCTGGGCCTACAGCAAATACTATTCTCATATTATCATTCAATAACTGACTTATATATGTCTCCTGTGCTGTATTACGCGGTATAAGGTTTACACGATTTACTGGTGCTCTATCAAATTTAAGAACACTCGTGCTATGAGTTTCGTGAGGTAAGGCTGCGGCTACGCGGGAATTTTTGCGTGGTTTCAAGGTTATACTCCTTTGGGTTGATTTTGGAATAAGAAGACCGGTGGCGGTATTTTCTGAGGATGTTTTAGTCTTTCGAACTCGAGGGTCCGACACAGGATGAGCAAAGAATGAATCAATAATTTCATTTGTCATACAAGTATTTACCATTCTTAGCGAAATTCTTTGTGAACCATACAATATTGATAAATATACTATAGTGAATATCACAAATCAAAAGGTGAAATATGAATCAAATTGAGTTAGACAAAATCAAATCAACTCTCATAAATATCTCCAAAGGTAATTCAGTATTGGATACTTTATTAGAATTTGAAAGAACACTGGACAACACAGAGATATTCTCATATAAGAATTGGGTACTCGGTGAAGTAGTTGACCGGTCCACATATAGGTAGATATTTCTATACTGTGACTTTGATGTTTCCACGAAAACTAATGCCCGATCCGAATCGGCCGGCTTGAGACTGACCAAAATTGGCGCTACTGTAACATTCAAGAAAAGTATCTTCAAGAAACCAATCAAGGTCGAAGGACCACAAGATTGGAAAGATCCTACTTCGAAGAAAGCTAAAATCATAGATCATCCTATTTGGCTCGTGACTATAGATTTACCAATCAAGTATATTACCCAGGGGCTTGAAGATATTGAGACAATGATTCAGAAAGATCTCGAACAGGCGAATTCGGATATTGTAGATGCTTATCAAGATGAAGGTCAACCTGCTGATGATTCTCAAGACTATGATAACGGTGGCCGGTGATTTCGACAATGACTACAGTGATGACACTGGTGATCAACCACCAGCGCCAGTTGACGACCAGGAGCAACAATAATGAGCCTCCAGCACAATGATTTGAAAAATACCATTCAACCAATCATTACTCTTGATGATTTCAAACCAAAGGCACGGCAATGATCCCGATGTCATCGTAGTAGCTTTCTATTTCAATGAAGAAGACCCTGCTAAGGATTTGAACACTTTCATTCAGCGCCGGTTTCATTGACACGCTTGATGTTGAGGTAAGTCCAAACACAGATGAGGATCGGTCGATATTTGGTCTTCATAGAAATGGGAAGAGACGCCACCTTTCCAAACAAATTCAGAGCATTGATAAAAGATATTGAAAATCTTACAGGTAAGGTAAAGTGGAAAGTAAGAACCTATCTTTCAAATGATAGAGAATTTGAAATCAATGATCCAGAAATATACAAATTTATCATCCTCGAACCAAAAAAATACGTTACCAAGGCAGAATTCAAAATGGATACAATAAAAGAGAGTGTCATCAACTTTTTCAGAACTTCAATGGTGTCAGACTTGACAACCCAAAATAACTATGTTACACTAATACAAGGTCATAATAAAATAGTAGCAGAGGTTGTTGATTTTGGTGATTATGATACAGTGATTGGTAGAAATTTCTTATCAGAGTCTGCCTTCAAACTTACACAAATTCCATATGAGGTAAAGATGTTGGAATCTATGTTAGGTAATTGTGGGGTCACCCCGGTAGATAAATTTCTACTAATTACTCGTGGTGATGATGTGATGTTGCTAAGAAACACGCATATCAGTTATGGTAGATAAGAATTAAATATAAAAAAAGAATAGGAGAATAGATTGGCCAAAGAGGAATGTATAGTATTAAAAGGTCGTGTCACTGACGCAGCACCCGGAGCAAAATTCAAGGTAAGACTTGAAAACGGGCATTTAATCAATGCTATTATCAGTGGTAAAATTCGAAAGAATAATATCCAAATTCTGCTGGATGACGAAGTTGAAATTGAAATGAGTTTATACGACTTGACACTTGGTAGAATAAGTTATCGTTTCTAAGAGAAATTATGCCTACACCATCAGACTTTTATAGTATCCTTGGTGTCACCAAAGATTCAACTCAAGATGAGATAAAGAAATCCTATCGAAAGAAGGCGATGGAATTCCACCCCGATCGTAATAATAATCCGGGTGCCGAAGCCAAATTCAAAGAAGTCAAAGAAGCATATGAAACCCTAAGTGATGAGTCGAAGAAAGGTATTTACGATTCGCAAGGACAGAATACTGGCAATAGAACCACCAGCGGCAATCCATTTGCTAACTGGCATAATTTCTCCGGGTCGCCAGACTTCACAAATGATGATTTATCGGATCTATATAATTCGTGGCGTCGTCGAGAAGCCGAAACCGCTCAGCAGAAGAAAACCAAGACAACAATTACAATCACCTTAGAACAAGCATACGGTGGTGTCACAATTCCATTTAACAATGAAGTTCTAAGAGTTCCACCAGGTGTAAGAACTGGTAGCAAATTATTCGTTCAGTCGACAATCATAGACATAATTGTTCAACCACATACCAAATTCAAAAGAACGAATGATGATTTATTAGTTGATATCTTTATCTCAGTCTTCGAGTCTGTGTTAGGTATTGATAATGTCACTTTAACTCATCTCGATGGTAAAAAATTCCAGTTTAGCATTCCGAAAGGATTACAACATAATCAGGTTATTCGTCTTTCGAAGAAAGGAATGCCAAACCCAGAGACAAGCCGTTATGGTGATTTAATGGTTCGATGTAATGTAGTAATGCCATCAGGAACACTGACAGCAGAACAGAAAGAGATTTTGGAGAAGTTGTTTTTAACCAGGAAGTCGATTGACCTTTAAGGAAGAAAAAATGAGCAACAAGAGAGTTGATAAGATGGTTGAACGAGCGCTGAATTTGGCGCAAGATAATTGTCACGAATATGTGACACTGGAACATATTCTGCTGTCATTGCTTTCAGAGAAAGATATCAGTGATCTGCTACTTGGTATCGGTGCGCAGCCAAACAAGATCAAGAGTGAAATGATAAAGCAACTCGAAGATCCATCAAACAAGAAACCGGAGCATCTTCGCCACCTTCCGGTCAAAAGGACACAGGCAGTTCAAAGAACTTGGCAACGAGCATTAACTCAAGTATTGGTAAGTAGCCAATCAGAACTTTCACTCGAAGGATTGCTGATCAGTATCCTAAGTGAAGAAGAAAGCCACGCTTGCTACCAGTTGAAGATAAATGGTGTGACCAGAGAGAAATTGGCTAACTTCCTTAGGAAGCAAATGGAGAAAGGAAAAACACCCGATGAAACATTCCTAAGTCAGTATTGTCGCAATCTCAATGAAGATAGCAAGAACGGACTTGTCGACCCAGTGATTGGTAGAGAGAAAGAAATCACCGAAATTATTGAAATCGCAGCAAGAAGAAAGAAAAATAATTCCGTGCTTGTAGGGCACCCGGGTTGCGGGAAGACTGCAGTTTTGGAAGGCCTTGCTAAGAAAATTGTCGACAAAGAAGTGCCAAAAGCACTACTTGATAAGACAGTTTATAGTCTCGACATTGCTTCCTTACTCGCTGGAACAAAATTCCGTGGTGATTTCGAGGAGCGCCTGAAAGGTGTGCTAAATGAAATCGAGAAGACAGGAAATATTATTCTGTTCATTGACGAAATCCATATGATTATGGGTGCGGGATCATCTTCCGGTTCCGCAATGGACGCTGCCAATATGCTGAAGCCATTGTTAGCAAAGGGTAAGTTGATGTGTGTCGGTGCTACCACAGAAGACGAGTATGTCACTCACTTCGAGAAAGACAAGGCATTGCTACGCAGATTCCAGAAGGTAGATATTCATCCGCCAAGCGTCGAAGATTCTAAGAGAATTCTGAAAGGAATAGAGAAGTATTATGCTGAATTTCACAAAGTAACATATGAACCCGGAACACTAGATGAATGTGTCGATCTTAGTGTCAGGTATATGAAGAATAAATTCCTACCAGACAAGGCAATTGACATTATGGATAGTGCCGGTGCAAGAGCAAAACTGGCAGATAAGACAATCGTCGATCAGGATATGATACTACAGGTAGTTTCAAAGGTATCAAAGATTCCACTCAATATGATTGATGTCAAAGAAAATACCGCATTGGAGAACTTAGCAGCTAGAGTTAAGAACAAGGTGTTTGGTCAGGACTTGGCAATTGACGCATTGGTTGAAGCAATCAATATATCAAAGTCAGGATTACGCGAGCCAGGCAAGCCAATTGGTAATTTCCTATTCTTAGGTGCTACGGGTGTGGGGAAAACTTACGTATGTAAGAGACTATCCGAAGAACTTGGTGTCAAGTTAGTAAGGTTTGATATGAGTGAATATCAAGAAAGTCACTCAGTGTCAAAACTGATTGGCGCGCCACCAGGCTATGTTGGATTCGGTGAAGGTAAGATTGGTGATGGATTGTTGATTAGCGAAATTAAAAACAATCCAAACTGTGTGTTGTTGCTTGATGAAATTGAAAAAGCAGCACCAGAAATCTATACCATTCTGCTTCAAGTAATGGATGATGGTCGATGCACTTCGAGCAAAGGTGACACGATTGATTTCAGTAATGTAATTTTGATTATGACTTCAAATCTTGGTGCTGCTGATTCTGAAAAGAATCGTATTGGATTTGGTCATCAAAATAGCAATACTGACACTGTGGTTGATGAGGCAGTAAAGAAATTCTTTGCTCCGGAATTTAGAAATCGAATTGATAATATTGTCAAGTTTAATAAATTGACAATGGTAGAAATGTATCTCATTATCAATGCTGAATTTGATAAAACCAATCAACTACTTGTTGATAAGAATATCACTGTCAATCTTACCACAGAGGCAAGAGAATGGTTTGCTAAGAATGGTTATGATCCATTGTTTGGTGCGCGACCATTTAACAGACTGTGGCAGGACAAGGTTAAGAAGCAATTGTCGAAAGAGATATTGTTCGGTTGCCTGAAGAATGGTGGCAGAGCAAATATTACAGTGAAAGATGATGACATTCTTATCACACCAATTGAGAATGTCATTGCTGATCTTTCAGATATTATTGATTCGCTTTAATTCACTGAATCGCCGGCCAGCTATGTTCACGGCCGGCAAATTGGATCAGTGATGACAAGTTGCGGGCCGTGTGAGGTTGGTCGAATCATCAAGTTGTCAGTGTGAATATCTGACTGAAATAGATTATTCATTTTAGTCAGATGGTGAATTTCTTTTAATGCCTGTATCAATCGCGGATCCTTAATATTGGAAAATTTACCGTAATGCCAAACTACTATCAAGTAGCTCCGAAATAGAGACGCAAATGTCGGCTTCCGGTGGCAATGTTTCATCCCAAAGATCCAATCTCATATAGTCACTAAGGTTATCAACCATTCTCTTTCCAAGTTCTATTAAAACTTCGGAAGAGAAACTATCAAACTTCTGTAATCTCTCGATTCGGTAAGTTGGCCTTACTTCGCCATCTTCGGTTGTTTCTAGATCGACATTATACACTCGGGGGAAATATGGATTCTCGGAAGATAATTGTCTATCGGCAATCGCCTTGATATATGTATAGTATGGATCATCTTTAAGGCGGTATTTCAATTGTTTATCTTTCTTCATTACCATATGCTCGTCGGGATCATTTGAGACCGACGAATACTTACCTAATCCGATCTCATTACTTTGGTCAAGCGGTTCGTAAGGCTTGACGCCAAATTGTGTGCTGATGATTTCGGATAGTTTCATATCATTATTTATCATCGCATCAATGCATAACAGATAAATACATATGCGAATGATAAATACAGTAGTGAATCAGGAGAAAGAAAATTTCATTGAATAAATCAGTACTGATGATGGCGAATACTGGCACAGAGTGGAATCTCATCGGCGTTCCTACACGCGCAGATTCATTCTATGGATACACTGATGGACTTCACACTGTTCAAATTGTGTATCAGAATTTCGTAGGTGGCTTTGGTATTCAAGGAACGCTTGCCTTAGATCCTAAGCCTGAGGATTGGTTTTGGATCCAACTGAACCCGAACGGTCAATCATTCTATCCATATTTGACATACCCACTCAATCCGTTATACCCGACTGGATCAAATGGTGGTGATACAGGATCAATGGCATTTACTTTCATTGGTAATTTTGTGTTTCTGCGAACAGTAATGACAAGAGATTATATCCAACCTGGTCCAGGACCCGGTCAATTGACTTGGACTGATTGGATATGGCGGCCAAATTGATAAAGTTCTACTCAGTCTATAAAGGAAGAATAATATGATTTCTGGTCAAAATACCATTCTCAACAATTTTGTACCAACCTTTGCTATCAATAATATAATTGGTGGTCAAACATTGGTCTACGATCCAATTAGACAGGCATTTGTCAATTCATTTCAAGGCGGAAATAATAGAATGAAATCATTCATAACTGTAAATCAAACATTGGTAAGACCGGCGAATACTACTGCTTACGCTTACTGCTCTGTTATTTCAAATTCTACGACAACACCGACAGTGATAACCTTTCCATACACGGTAAGTTATCCTGGTGGTTCAGGAATAATTAGTTACTCCGCATTGTCTACAAACCAAGTTACAAATCACGGCAACTATAATCTCTTTCTGTTTAATGAACCACCTACACCAATTAATGATGGAAGTCCGTTCGCAATTATGTGGGCATATAACAGCACTTTAATTGGTGCTATTCAATATTATCTTGGTACTGAATTTAACGGAGATTCAAGCCCCGGTGATTGTGCTTATTCTATTGACCGGTTTGAGTATCGAAAACCGGCACTGGCGTCCTACCATTTAACTGTGCTTGTGGATCGCAAGCCATTTATGGAATACTCGTGGGTAGTGGCTTCACCCCAAACAGCGGTCAGAGTTTCTTTATGTCTTTAACCATCCAAGAAACCTAAGAAAGTGAAATCCTTCAGATTTAGATAAATATATGAAAGGAATACTCCTTTCATAATTCTTAAATCAGGAGACATCAGGATGGATCATTCGAAATTCAGTGATGCTGTTGTTGCATTTATCGCAGTTGTATTAAATCTTCATTTGTATCTTCCGGTACTCAATGAATGTGTGACACTCTTAGTTGGTATTGCTACTTTGATTTATTTCATTCTGAAAATCTATGATCGTTTTCATCCTAAGAAAGACGGTAAATAAGAAAATTTGACTTCTGCCAAAAATCCTGCTATACTGTTAAAGATAAATACAATATAGCAGGATTTCTATGAAGACGGTAATATTCACATTTGGAAGATTTGCGCCACCAACAAAGGCCCATATCAAACTATTCCAGAAAATTATTACTCTTTCAAAAGAATCAAAATCTGATTATAAGATATTTCTGTCACAGACATATAATAGAAAGACAGATCCGCTAAAATGGAAATTCAAGAGACAGATTATCAAATCGTGTATTCTGAAAATTCACATTTCGAAAGATCTTCGGATCAAAACACCATTTAATGCCTTAGAGGAACTCTCCAAACAGGGATACAAGAAGGTGATAATGATTGTCGGTAGCGACAGAGTTGAAGAATTTGAGACCAGAATGAATATATATGCTACAAAATGGGGCATTGAAGAATTTGAGGTAAGGACTTTTGGTAAGAGAGATTCGTCTGCTAAAGGTATTGCTGGTATAAGTTCTTCAAAATTGCGACAGTTTGTAGTTGATAATGATAAGAAGAAATTCTTCAATGACTTACCTGATCAATTAGATAAGAAATGGAAGAGAAAGATATTTAAGAAATGTAAGAAGAATTTGATATAAGGTTCAAGGAATGAAAATCGTCGAATTACTAAGACCGAAAGTATTCAAGGATAATAGCCTATTGTCAAAGGAAGATGCTCTACGAGAATTGAGTTTGATCTCAAAGAGAATTAATCACTATTCCGACAAATTAAATTCGAAAGATCTCAAATCGAAAGAAAGAAGTTTCTATAAAAAGAATCTCGAAAAGGATCTGAAAGCAGTAAAAGAACTAACAGAAAAACTCACCGAAAGTATTATGGTAGAATCAGTTCATAAGATTCCAATGTCTGACAGCGAACTTGAAGAATTGAAACATCGCCTTGACGGACCAATACCCGCAGAGATTGCTACTATCATATTAGATGATATCCTGATGTCAGATGAATTGACAGATGAATATCAGCAAGTAGCACAAAGAAATCCTAACCAAGATGTTCGACCAATCGTCATAAAATGGCTCGAGCTCAATATGCCATCTCAAATAAGCAAATTCACTCGGTGCTTCTGATCCAGATCACTTGATTCACGGAATATTCTCGCCAATACACGGCTATCCTGTTCCAAACCCACGCAGTTCCACTACTGGCACACCAGGTAATGCTGTAGGCCGTTTTTAATTCAATATACAAAGTAAATTCACAATGATTACTTGACATCCGCGTCAAGTATGTGTTATTATACAATACAAGCAATAGAGAATCACCCAATTTATCACAAGGAGAATAATATGAATTTGTCACCGGCAAATGTTGCAAGGCTAAGAGCATTAATGAGAGATGGAGCAACTGTCTTGCAAGAAGTTTCGGATTTAAGAGAAGGTCTGAAAGAAACTGTCAAAGCAGTGGCCGAAGAACTCGATGTCAAGCCAGCACAGATCAATAAGTTGATAAAGATCTGTTATGAAGGATCAATGGATGAAAAGAGAGAAGCGTTCGAAGAATTAGAAGAACTTTACAAGTCAAGTATCTAAGGAGAAATATCATTTACATAGATGCATACTATAATAAAAAAGGTCGGCGAAGCCGAAACGGTAAAGGTAGTTGAAAGAATCAATGGTCAAAGAATTTACAGAGAATTTCAGCCGGATCTTCATTTCTTCGTTAGTGACGCACGAGGTCAGCATAAGTCTATCTATGGTGACGCATTAAAGAAGATTATTCCAAAATCTATTGAAGAACGATTTAAGACAATTAAATCACTAAGTCATAATGTCAAGGTGTGGGAGACAAATGTAAATCCAGTTTACCGTTGTCTCGAACAGAATTATCAAAATTCCGAACTACCTACACCACACGTAGCATTCTTCGACATAGAAACAAGCTTCGATAAAGAGTTGGGGTGGAGCGGCGCCAGTGAAGCAAACAATTTCATTACTGCCATATCAGTTCATTGTCAATGGAAGGATGAGATTATCTGTATATCGGTTCCACCCGAAACTATCACAGCCGAAGAAGCGCAAAGTATTGCTGATGAGGTTGGTAATACTATCATTTGTAAGACTGAATTAGAAATGCTTCAGCTGTTCATAGAGATCATCGAGGATGCTGATATATTAAGTGGGTGGAATTCAGGATGTTATGATATTCCATATCTTATCAACAGAATGAAGAAAGTCTTAGGTCGCCACGAAGTAAGAAAATTATGTTTGTGGAATCTCGAACCACACGCTCGAATGATTGATCGTGGCGGTAAAGAAGTTCCTACCTATGACTTGATAGGTCGAGTTCATATGGACTATATGGAATTATATAAGAAATATAACTATGAGGAACGACATAGTTATGCATTGAACGCCATTGCTGAACTTGAAGTCGGCGATACGAAGATTCCATACGAAGGCACACTTGATGAGTTATTCAACTGTGACTATAAGAAATTCCTTCAATACAACATTCAAGATACATTGCTGCTTGATAAGATAGATAAGAAACTACAGTTCATTGATTTGGCAAGTTCCATTGCTCACTCCAATTGTGTCACATTGATGGCTACTGCTGGTGCAGTTGCTGTGACTGATCAGGCAATTATGATCGAAGCACACAACAGGAATATGATTGTGATGGATAGGTCACAGTTCAGTAATGGAGAAACTCGTGCTGCAGGTGGATGGGTTGCGACACCGAAGATAGGCTTCCATAGATGGATCGGAACAACAGATATGAAATCACTGTATCCATCTGTGATTCGCGCTTTCAATATGAGCCCCGAGACCATTGTAGGCCAAATCAGATTAGACCGAACAAACAAGGCTTTACTGGAATGGGAATCTAAAGGCGGAACTAACGATTTTGCTCATTGGTGGAATGACCGATTTAATGTTCTTGAAATGGAATATTTTTACGATAATGACATAAGTGAAAAACTTATCTTAGATATGACAAATGGTGATGTATTTGAAGTTACTGGTGCCGAATTAAGAGATATTATTTTTGAAAGTGAACAAGGTTGGTGTATTAGTGCTAACGGAACTATCTTCAGAACTGACATTGAAGGTGTAATTCCGGGATTGTTATCAAGATGGTATAGTGAAAGAAAACAACTTCAGAAGATAATGGTAAATTATCAAGGTCTCGAAGATAATGAAAAGATAGAAGGTGTGTTAGTGCCTGAAGAATTATTCACTAACAAAGATATTTCTGATATCGAAGTCAAGGCTAATCCTTACAATGAGCACGAATCTTACAATCCATCTAAATTATCAAAACTTATCTCAACAGGCATTAAGGAAGATATAGTTCAATATATGAATCAACACCATCTTCATATCAAAGATGGTAAGGCAATTCATAGAGATCAGAAAGAATTGAAGAAATATATTGGGTTTTGGGACAAAAAACAAGCCGTTAAAAAAATCTCGCTAAACAGTCTGTACCGGTGCTCTATTAAATTCAGGCTCCAGATATTTCGATCAACGACTTGGTCAATCAGTCACCTTATCAGGCAGAACAATTACGAAACATATGGCAGCTCAAACGAATAAGTTCGTAACTGGCGAATATGACCATTATGGTGAATCAATGGTCTACGGCGACACAGATTCCTCTATCTTCTCCGTTTGGCCAATGGTAAAAGACGATGTCGAACAAGGGAATATTGCTTGGACAAAAGAAGACGTGATTGATTTGTATAACAATGTAGCCAAAGAAGTGTCGGCAACATTTCCAGATTTCTTAAATAAGAAACTAAATGTTCCAGAATCCAGGAGCACAGGTGTAATTGCCAGTTCCAGAGAAGTAGTGGCACAGGCCGGAATCTTTATCAAGAAGAAGAGATATGCTATGCTGATGTATGATAAAGATGGTATCCGAAAAGATGTAAATGGAAAGGCTGGTGCCGTCAAAGCAATGGGATTAGATTTGAAACGAGCAGACACACCAAAGTTCGTTCAAGAATTTCTATCCGAAATTCTGCTCGACACTTTAACTGACAAAGGTGAAGATTGTGTCATAAAGAAAATCAAAGAATTCAAAACTAAATTTGAAGATATGAAACCGTGGCAGCAAGGGTCACCAAAGGCAGTGAACAAGTTGACATTCTATAAGAAGAAAGAAGAAGACTTCTATGCCAATAAATTTAATGGGATCAAATCCGGGTCCGCCACAATGCCAGGACACGTTCGAGCAAGCTTGAATTGGAACAAGATGTGTGAAACAAACCACGATCAACACTCAATGAGAATTATCGATGGTCAAAAAGTGATAGTCTGTAAATTAAAGACAACAGTTGACAGTCTCTTAACCAGCATTGCCTATCCAGTGGACGAGAACCATTTACCGGATTGGTTTTTGGAATTACCATTTGATAGTGATATTATGATGGCTGCGGGTGTAGATCAGAAAGTGAAAAATTTGATTGGGTGTCTAAATTGGGATTTAGAAAGAACTAATAAGGAAAGAGACTATTTAGAAACTTTGTTTGATTTCACGAAACGATAGTGGAATTTGGTAAATTGACATACGTGTAAAAAACTGTTATACTGTATGCTATAAACAATAAAAAGGAGCATCACAATGATTTTAGATAATTTCAAAGATATTCTCAAACATACACATAATCTCGGTTTTGATATGGTCAAGGTTCTTGGTTCAACCACCGAAACGAAGATTGAATCTATGATTGATACTGATATTATTATGTATGGTTCATTGCATAATAATATCACTGGACTATCAGAAACAGTTGGACTTACCAGGCTGAACCTGTTGAAAGGTTATATTGACAACCCAGGTTATGCTGGTGCAGTAATCAAAATTCTAACACAGACGAATAAAGACAATGTCGAAAGTCCGTCAGGGTTGAAATTTGAAGGTATGACTGGAACTAATTCAGAATATCGATTTATGTCACAGAAGATGATTGATGAAAATCTTAGAGTTCCTCCTTTCAGAGGCGCTAATTGGAATGTAGTTATTACACCAAACTTTACTAAGTTGGCTGAACTATACCATCTATCAAGCACCCACGGATCATATGAAAAATCATTCACTGTGTCAGTAAGTAAGAATACATTGTATTTTAACATCGGTGGTGGTGTTGCTGACAATAGCAAGATTGTGGTTGCCGAGAATGTAAATGGAATGTTGGCTAGTCGTCAGTATCCACTTAGCCATATACTTGGAGTTTTAAAGATTGGTCAAAGTTCGAAGAGCTGCGTAATGTCATTCTCCGATCAAGGTGCTGTTAAGATTGACATTGACAGCGGACTTGGAAAATATCAATATGTGATTCCTGAAACTCATTGAGATTATACGACAATGGAACGCGACGAACTTGAGACATTTATTCGGTTGAAATATGATATGTCGACTAGGGATTATTGGGAATATTTCACAATGTTGCCGGCAGGAACTGATTCAAAGTGGGCTTGGAGATGTGCGTATAGTATCGAACATCTTAATGATAAGACACCCGGAACTCTAAATTTGATTGAGATGTCAAAGAAATTTAAGGGTAAGCATGACTACGCCGCCTCCGCTGAAGCCGGCGAATTACTAGACGATGCTTGGTTTGAATCTAATTGTCCAGTGGCATTATCTTTCTACTATGCTGCAACTGGTAGGTATAGCTCGGCACTGTCATATGCAGCCGACTTTGGAAAACAATCAATAATGGATTTACTAATAGAAGAATTAATCGAATATGAGAGAAACAATGGCGAGTGATAAAGTGTATGGTGTGAATCTTTCAGAACGAACTGATCAACGGCGACTACGCTCTGTATTTGCCTGCAATTAGCGGATTTTGTACTAATCAATTAAGTAAGATGAATAATGATCCAAATTTCGTGCCATCAAGCAGAATGCCAAAAGGATTCGAAAATGGTCACCAAGGACTAAATTTTTTAGATAGAGACAAAGGATATTACTATTATAAGTATGGTTTGTATTCAGCGGGACACGCCTATCTTAATCTTGCCAAATCAGACACTGAAGAACAGATGATTCAGCAACGAGATAGAAGTGATACTTTGATTATCGGGGATTCCGGGGGATTTCAAATCGCTACCGGTGTGTTGAAAATTGACTGGACAACATTCAAAACCCCTGCCGGTGATAAAATGCGAGAGGATATTCTTCGTTGGTTAGAACATACTGCAGATTGGAGTATGACGCTCGATGTTCCTGCTTTTGCGGCCGAAGGTAATCTTTCTGCCAAAACAGGATTGAAGAAATTTGAAGATACTTTAGATGTTTCACTTTACAATCTGGATTATTTTGTTAAGAATAGGAAACCCGGAGCAACAAAGTTCCTTAATGTTCTATCAGGGTCTACTCTTGAGAATGGAATTACTTGGTATGATGCAGTGAAGCAATACAGTGATCCAAAATGGATGGTTGAGAATGGATTCGGCGAAGATCGAACATTAGAAGGGTGGGCATTTGCTGGTGTAAATAGAACAAGTATGGAAGCAGCCTTAACTCAAATTCTATTATTGAGACAAGATAATCTATTGAAAGATAAAGATTGGATTCACTTTTTGGGAATTGGAAGATTAGATTGGGGTTGTTATCTTACAAGTATAATGAGACAACTGAATAAGCACGATAACCCAAGACTGAAGATTAGTTATGATGCAGCAAGTCCATTCGTTGCTACAGCATATGGATTGGCTTACAATTATAACTACTTCGATTCAAAGAGATTGACATATTCGATGGGTAAGGCAATTGATGAGAAATATTTCAAGGGTAGTCAATTAGCAATGCCATTTCAAAGTCCTATTATGGATAGATTGAAAGTTGGTGATGTATGTGTCCTTGGTGACACAGACCCAAATAAGAATGGTAAGATCGGAAGAACAAGTTGGGATACATATACCTATCTACTGTATATGATGCATAATACATACAATCATATTCAGGCTACCCAAGAAATAAATAGGTTGGCAGATATTGAGCATTTACGAAAGAATGTGAGTTATAAAGACTGGACTAAGACAAAGAAATCTGAGACAATTTGCTTCAGTGACTTTGTTCCAAATAAGATTCTATTCTTTGAAAGTTTCGTGAAAGATTTACTTGATCCAGCAAACACAGATCCGTTTGGAATGATAGATCATTATCGACCATTCTTGGAAACATTAGACATTGGTAAGATATCAAATCATTCTTACAAAGGATTGTTTGATTTTACTGAACAACTTCCAGATGAAGATAAACTGGCCGATATAAACGATGAGAAATTAGTAAAACTCGAAAGTGAATTCAAATGACAGCGAAATATCCAATCTTTAGTAAAGAACCGCCAAGTGATATGTTTCTTGAATCTTTAAACGGGCATCGTAGCGGCTCGCCACATATAGAATGCTACTGCGGAAGAAATCACTATTGTCCAGATTCTCAAAGTTACAACGGCGAGGATGAATTTGAACTCGAAGCAAGGGAAGAGAAGAAACTGAATCCTGCTGGTGTTGTTCTTCACGAAGAATATGATGCAGTGATGGCAATAGATATGGGCGGTCCAGTCTATGTGATTGACTGTGAATGCAATAGCCTTCGTCGATATGAAGACATATTTTGGAATTCGAAATCAATTATCCAATCATACTTCCCAAAGAGGGAAGCGTATGAGAAGGAAATGGCAGAACAACAACTGATTGTTGACAAACTCAAAGGCATTCGCCACGGCACTGAAGCATTTTAACTTTGAAAGAAAATCATGGAAAAGAAATTATTCGTAGTTGATACAATTAGCACCTTTCGTCTACGTTATGTCATTGAAGCAGAAAACGTAGAAGACGCATATGATGAAGTGGCAATGATAGATTCCGATAACGCTGACAACTCGTTCGACGAACTCACTCAAAAGTTTCTTGGTGAAATGATTATTGATGGTAGAGAAATTACCAAGGCGCAATTTGATACTATGTTATTAGACCTGGAGAATGATAAAACTGAGACAAGTTCTCATTGGATGGGCGAATCAATGATTCGAAGAGTTGCGTATCCTGTTGAAGTAGAACAAGGACAGAATGATGAAGAATAGCAAAATATTGAAGAAAGCGAAAAAATTAATTAAGTCCGGTGAAGAAAACTATATCTGTGATGCCATTCGCCGCGTTCCAGTCATTTCCACTTGCATTTACCAACGCATAGAGCTACGAATGTGGGTTAGCAACTTACTCGGCCGCTGTGGAACCTATGAAGACTGGATTAGGGTTAACCATAGCAAATTATACCGTAAATGGAAACGAGAAGATTACAAACAAGGAAGACTCGCGTGGCTTGATTGGATGATAGAATACTGGGAAGCAAAGGAGAAGAAAAGTAAATGAGGAAATTATACTACTGTGGAATTGAAAAACTTCAGGCAAGATACTCACTACAATTAGAAGACTGGAATACACGAGTCTTCAATCGCAGAAATATCAATTATGAAATTGTCTATGGCGAAGATTTGACCGGCGACCAAATTGTGACTGGCTCAGTGCTTGATGTGCATGGCCGAAGCTATTACAGCCTTACACAAATGGCAGCATTGGTAAAGTTGATGAAAGCGGGAAGTATTACTTCCGAGGATGTAATATTCTTCGAAGATTCCTATGTAATGGGGATGTCCTCATTGCCATATATATTTGACCAAATTGATCCAAAATACCGACCACGAGTATTTGTAAGATGGCTCGCTAATTCCACCGACCCCGACGATTTCCTATTGAGGAATGGGTCATTGGCGTGGGCTCGACCATTTGAGCAAATGATTGATAATTTTGTAGATGGTATTTTTGTAGCATCGGAAGAAATGGTTGCTCACTTGAGGATCTCAGGATTCAAATCACCAATCTATGTCACCGGTCTTCCATTCTGTAAAGATGAAGTATTAGAAAGAGTGCCAGTTGTAAAGCCTATCAAAGAAAGAAGACGTCGAGTAGTCTTTGGTTCAAGATTTGACGATGAAAAGAATCCGAACTTCTATATGGACTTGGCAGAGCATTATTTTAAGATTGACCCATCGACTGAATTTGCTGTTCTGTGCGGACATCCTACATTGAAGAGTAATAATCCAGAATTAGTAAAAAGAGCAGATAGATTACAGAGGAGCATGGTTAACTTCAAAGTCTATACTGGATTGAAGAAGAATGATTATTACAATCTGGCGGCTGATAGTTGGGTAAATTTTAACTGTGCGCTTCAAGATTGGCAAAGTAATCAACCCGGTGAATTAGGCGCTCTTGGAACATTGCTACTCTATCCGGCATATCGATCCTTTCCTGAGACTTTTGGAAATAGAGACGAGTTCCTATATATTCCGTGGAGTCTTGATGATGCTATGTCAAAATTACAGAAGATGTTTCTACATCCGGAAAATTATGATGTAAAGCCGATTGTAGAATGGATAGATGGCGCCATTGATAGAATGTTAGATATTCTTGAAGGCAACGGGGAACAATGGGGAAGAAATGAACTCGACTATAGAAAATATGTCACGATTGCCAAATACTAATTGGTTGAAAATCCAATATCCGTATTCTACGTATATGAGGAAGTGGACGAGCGACTAAAAGAAAGATGCAATGAGAAATTCGGAGACAATGGAAGATGGCAGTTTTGGGATTGTTTTTTCATCACTACTTTCTATTTCAAAGATGAAGACGATCTTATTGTATTCAAATTGATATTATGAAATTCGTTCTGAATAGAGCAATTGGTTTTCCATATCGATTTACCATAAAAAAATCAGAATTTAAAGGAATTTCTAAAAAATGTCGAAGGCTATATGGTAGCCCAAAGAAAGACAGATGGAGAATTAATCAATTTTTATATTCTCAGTATCCTTTCTATCGAATTTATATCAAGGATAAGGAAGATGCTATGATCTTCATCCTAGCAACAGGAATAGCACCAACACAACTATAACCAAGGAAACAACAATGAGCAACTATCACGAACAACTAAAGACAGCAGTATATTTCATCGGTACTGAAATTGAAAGAACGCCGGCTTTTTCAAAGAAGACATTATTTGTAGTAGGATATCAACCACAGGATGAAATTCTTGCCACAGCTAAAGAGCATAAGATTACTCATATCTATCTTGGTGCTAATAGAAGTTTCACTTTGAATCACGATTGGAATCATCTGCTTACAAAGTTGCTTGATTCGAAGGGAATGACAGTCACTTTAGATTATCAGGCAAGTCATCATAAGCAATTGACTCAAGTATTGTCGAGAGGTGTATGGCAATGCCGATCATTTATACCATTAATAACAGTTGACATCACAAGCATAAATACATTGAATCAAAACTTGACAGTTAAGATTGATGATCCTGAAAAGAAGAATGATGGTGTTTGGTGCTGGAATCAGCACGAAATAATGGATTCGAACAAATTTACCGGGTGGAATGAATACGAAGACGATGAATTTATTCAACCGACAAAGGTAGTAGCAGTTCCGCAACCAAGAGCACGAATTGCCGAAAGAGCAATAACTCAACTTAACAAATCTGAAACGGCACCATTGCCAGTAAATCCAAGCAAAGAAAATATCGCCGATTACTATTCCGGCGAATTGAAGACAACTTCGGGGTCGATTGGGTCTGATGAAGAAACTCAAAAGGAACCGGAATTGGTATCACAACGCACAGTTAGGAAAGAGAAAGAAGAATCCGCTAGACATAGAACTTTGAAGAAAGATACAGAATGAGATTTAAAATCGAATCGTATGAGGAGCAACTCAAGAGAAGTTTTGAAATTAAATCCCAGTAGCATTCTTGGTTTGCTTGGAGGCCAATAGTTCTAAACATTGAATGTCCTACTTGTGAGATAGTTTGGCTAGAAAGAGTAGCAAGAAAATACGAGTATGATACGTGGATATATTCTGATATAGATGACGCATTGGTAGAAATTCTAAAAGGTGAAAAATGAAACGAACATTTGTATATACTACATTTCAAAAAGAAGGCTATCACTGCTTCCCCGAAGCAGCCACGGATCCAAAATTCAAGACACGGTGATTATTTAGATGTATCACATCTCGGAACTCGTCACTTTCATTACTTTCATTTTAAGGTATGGGTTGAAGTATCGCACTTGAATCGTGACATTGAGTTTATTCAGTTGAGAAGGTGGATCGAACAACAGTATGAAACTGGCGCCTTAGAATTGAATAATCAGAGTTGTGAGATGTTGGCCGATGGTCTCGTAGACATACTCAAGGATAAGTACCCGGATCAGAAAATCAAAGTTGACGTGTCTGAAGAAGGCATCAATGGTGCTATTGTAGAATATTCACCAGTAGATTTGTATGATGAAACACTGCGACAAGGTTTAGAAAGTCTAAGAACCATATCTAAATGACTACAGCCAAGAAATTAATGCCACCCGGAATAAAAGAAGTCATTAGAATTCAATGTAGTAAAGATGGGTGGATTAAAATTTTAGATGGTAATAAATGGATTTGCGAATCCGGGATATCATCTGCAACCTTTTATAGATGTCATAAAGACAAGATAAATGATGACTGGGAAATTGTTGATATCAGTGGCTTGACCGAGACCTTCAGTTGCTTCTTTGGATTCTTTGATATAGATGACGCACTAATTTTTAAGATTAAATTTGGAGATTGAAATGGCAATAAACAACACTACTGGCGCCTCCACCTCTACCTCTACTCGGCGACCACACAACACACCACTATGGATTTCCCAATTTCGATAATGTTTCAAGACTCGAGTTTGCTATTGTGCTCGAAAGAATCGCCGAAATCGAAAAGAGATTATGTATTCTCCAAGGTCCGGATCCAAAATCATTGGAAAGATTCCAGTCATTGAAGAGTGCATATGAGGATTATAAAATCATTGAAAAATTGGTAGGTGAAGATGAATAGGATATTAGTCACTGGCGGCTCGGGTTTTATTGGAAGTCAGATTGTAAAAAGTTTGGCAAATTATGGTCACGAGATATTCGTTGTTGATAGAAAAATCAATCCTTGGACATATACTTATGTATCTTCGGATCATATCCATCAAGGTGATTTCTTAGAAGCATTTTCAATTCCAAATTTTGAATTTGATACTGTGATTCATTTGGCAGGTGACATTCTCGTAGAGCAAGGTGAATTTGATCCTAGCAAATATTATTCTAATAATGTGATGAAACTCAAAGAAATGCTTGATATCTTAGTTTCACGAAATGTCAAAAATATTATTTTCAGTAGCAGCGGAAGTGTCTATGGTAATCAGCAGAATAATTCATTGACTGAAGATCTATTATATAATCCACAATGCACTTATGCTTCGACAAAGGTGGCCGGCGAATTACTTATCAAGGACTATTCCAGAGCACACGAGTTGAATTATGTGATATTCCGTTATTTTAATGCCTGTGGCGCTGATCCAGATACTGAATTTGGTTATATTCAATATCCAGCCACTCATATTATTCCAATTCTTTGTAATAAGATAAACAAGAATCAACCAATTGTAATTTATGGTAATACCTATCCTACATACGACGGAACTTGTGTTCGCGATTATGTTCATATACAGGACATTGCCAATGCTCATCAGAAAGCCTTAGAATATTTGAATAATGGAAATAGAAGTGAGATATTTAACATTGGTGGTATTGCTGGTGAATTAACTGTAAAACAATTAGCAGAGAATGCCTATATGATATTAAACCGATATCCAAATATTCAATATGCTTCTATGCGTTCCGGTGATGTTCCGAGATTGGTAGCCGATACCAATAAAGCAAGAAACATCTTAGGATGGGAACCAAAATATTCTATTGGTGAAATTCTTGATCATGCATGGAATTGGGAAGTTCGCTATCACGGTTGAAAATGAGTTTGAAATTATCCTTATAAGAGAGAAAAGAATGGCAACTGATATCACTTTTGATCACATTACATTGTTGGTCGAAACAATAGCAAGTCAATTACAATCAACTGATTTTATTCCTACTCTAGTAGTAGGTATTGCTCGTGGTGGTTTAATTCCGGGAGTGATGCTAAGTCATTATTTCGATTGTGGATTCACTTCATTGACCCCGACTAAGACTGAGTATGTAGATCCATTGTGCGACTGTGATGAAATATATCAAATTATCAGTTCGGCACCAGGAAGTAGGATAGTCATTGTTGATGAAATTTGTGACACTGGATCTACTTTTGTTAAACTTCAGAAATGCTTTGACACAATTCCAAATTTGAATTTATCAAGAATTAAGACTGCCTCTTTACAGATGAGATATAATTCGATATATATACCAGACTATATTGGTGAAGTAATTAACAATGCCGAATGGCAGAAGTATCCTTGGGAATTGACAAATGAAAGAAAATAACATCAAGAAAAGTTTATGGAGAACCCTAATGCAAACCATTTTTAATACCGCGGCACCGATAAACCAACCTGCGGCATCAACCCCGACCACAGCATCAATCGCCACCACAATAACACCGCTCACCACGATGGCTACAACCGGTATAACACCTTATCCTCATAATACTGCTATCGTGTACAATACAGGGATTTCTCTTGGTTCACAGGCAGGCACTGTGTATAATTCCACATCAACGGCCTATACCGGGTATAATTATAATCCAACTACTTACATACCACTGCTAATCACTTCTTCGAATAACAAAGAGATTGTGAGAATAAATGACGACGGCTCAGTGACTTGGAATTCAGGGACCAATGAAGACGAAGCAATCAAATCTTTATCAAATGTATTCACTATTTCATATGAAAAAGCATCAGGCATTACCGAAGGCACCAAAAGAAGAATGAGAGATTCCGTGTTTGAAGAATTGATTAGCATTGCCAAAGACTCGGGTGCATTGAGTGCTGAAGACCTGGAATACATTCTGAGATGTAGTAAAATCGTGGAGAAACTCAAAGGTGTAGTTTAGAAAATTACCAGACACCACTTGACAGAATTCAGTAAATTTGCTACACTATACAAATGCAATATAGGTCTGATCGATAAAAAGGAGAAACAGAATGGATAAATTTTCCATAGCAGGACTAATCATCACTATAGTGATTAATGGTATTATGGGATATATCGCCGGCGCATTATTTGGCTACGGCTACTGCGTACTCATCATTACTGCGATATTTGGTTTCGTTCTTGGATGGAACCTGCCATACATTATCGGCGATTGGCTAAGGAATAAACAATGATATTCCTTATTGTTGCCGTGGTGATATGCGTTTTGATAGGATGTTCTATTCTGTCGGATCCCAAAGAATGAAAGACATCTTTGAAATAATATCTGTCATTATTGCCTTAATTTGGATGATTTGGATGATTTTGAGCATATGTCACATTATCTGATTTCTTATATTGTTGCTTTCATAGTGGCTGGGTCGGCCGTTGCTTTATACTGGTTGCCAAGTTGGATAGCGTTGAATAAGAATCATAAATATTTCGTTTCTCTATTCATAATAAATATCCTTTTTGGATGGACAATAATAGGATGGATCTTTGTGGTATATTGGGCGTTCACTGAAAATGATGGGTGGTAGATAAAATGATAATTTCGTTACTAATTCTGACGATGTGCCTGATAGGCATTTATTTCCTGCCATCAATTGTAGCAATTAGCACCTGGCATCAATACGCAGGAACAATTATGATAGTGAATTTATGTTTTGGATGGACACTTGTGGTCTGGGTTATATTGCTGCTATGGGCTCTGTACGGTAATGAAAATGCTTGAGGTACCGAGTTTGTTTCTAATGTGGGTTTCATAATTTCTGAAAGGTAATACAATGGATAAGGCAATTAGGCAGATTAAATATAGTGAAATTTTCTCCAGTTTTCAAGGTGAAGGCACTTATTGTGGAAAACCAAGTCTGTGGGTTCGTCTTTGGTCGTGTAATTTTGAATGTAAGGGTTTCAGTCAGAAAGACATCAATGATCCATCCACTTGGACATTACCTTACCTTGATGCTGATGTGAAAAAGATTACAAAATTGGAAGATTTGCCAGTCTTTCATACTGGGTGTGATAGTTCTTATTCTTGGGCGAAGAAATTTGGCCATCTTGCACATAGTAATACTGCGCCGGAAATCGCCGAGAAGTTGATTGAACTTAACAAAACTATGTATAACCCAACCGGACATTTTGTTCACGAAGGATCACAACAAGAATCACATTTAGTATTCACAGGTGGTGAACCGATGATGAATCAGAGAGGCATAGTTGATATTGTTGAGTCATTGGCCGAGCTGAAAACCGCACCTGTGAAAATTACAATCGAAACAAATGGTACACGACCAATGAAAGACTTCTTCCAAACATTTCTCGAAGAACGATTTTACCGATATCAAGTAGTTGGCGGAATGATGGATCAATCACGCGCTGCGAATGAGTTGTTTTGGAGCGTAAGTCCAAAACTTCACGCGAGTGGTGAAAAATGGGATGATGCTATCAAACCCGATGTTGTAGCAAAATACGCATATGAAAGTAGTCACGGTCAATTGAAATATGTTGTTGATGGTAGCACACGAACATGGGGCGAAGTCGATAGAGCAACAAAGATGTTTCGTGAAGAAGGTGTGGACTGGCCAGTGTGGATTATGCCGGTCGGTGCCGATGTAGAAATGCAGAATGAACACGCTGCTGAAATTACACGTGAAACTATCGCTCGTGGATACAATGTTTGTATTCGTGCTCACCTTTATCTACTTGGCAATGGAATGGGAACTTGAATTATAAAGATCTGATTATAGATGAATGCTAATCTTCAATATAGAACTATATATCTGGTGCGTGGTCAAGGAACCGACGAGGCCCCCGATGCTTTTGTGCTTGAGGGTATTCTTCGAAGAGAATTTCCTGATGCCATGTACGTCTATCGATATGATTTAATTACTTTCAGTTGTGAGGAAGATCTTTCATTCTTTATTTTAAAATATGGCGATATCTTTAAAAGACACTTCGAATGAATCCATGTCTTCAATATAGAACTATATATCTGGTGCGTCAAGGAATGCCTCGAAGCATTTTTCCTGATGCCCCCGATGCGTGTGTGCTTGAGGATATACTTCAAAGAGAATTTCCTGATGCTATGTATGTTTATCAAGAGGATTTAATTACTTTCAGTTGTGAGGAAGATCTTTCATTCTTTATTTTAAAATATGGCGGCATTTATGATAAAAACTAATCTTCAATATCAAACTACCTTTTTAGAATATGAAAAATATAATAGACCCAGCGCGGAGGTGCTTGAGGATATACTTCGAAGAGAATTTCCTGATGCCACTTATAAATTTATGGACGATATAATCACTTTCACAAATCAAGAAGACTTAGTCGCATTCATTCTTAAATATGACCACATCTACCACGACACCTACTACGGCAATTTACCAACGATATGAATTCTATACGCGAGCTATATTTCGTACGCTGCGCCAATGGGACGAAAAACTGGAACTAGAGAAGGATTTACTTGATATTCTGAACCGTGAATTTCCGGGTGCCAGATATTCCTATCAATGTGACCTAATTTCATTCGAAGATAAAGATGATGCATTGGTATTTGTATTGAAATATGGGCATATCTATGGAAGATAATAAGTATCGGACTTGTTGCATATACTACCATGCCGTGCTACCATGTGTTGGTGATTTACTTGATATCCTTCAAAGAGAGTTTCCGGGTGCTACTTATGAATTTACAGAAGATGTAATTACCTTTGCCAACCGTGATGATTTGGTAATCTTTATATTGAAATATGGGCATATCTATGCGCCTAGATAAGATCTTCGAGACTCGTGTCCTGAATATTTGGGAATATGCCACCGACGAGTTGTTGAAAATTCTCAGAAATGAATTTGCCAATGCTGAATGGGAGTATATGGATAGTTATATTCTACCATTCTATAGAATCAAATTCGAAACCCCGGAAGATTTGGTTGTATTTATTCTGAAATACGGGCATATCTATGATGATGTCAAGTAAAATAAAACGGTATGAAACAAGAGAATTCTACAATCGTGGATATAGACTACCACGATTGCTAAAGTTAATCCATGACGAATTCCCTAAATCGAAATGGAAATTATTGAAGACGCGTGATGTGAAATATGTCACATGTAAAATACGATTTCGGGAATCCGAAGACCTCACAGTCTTTATTTTGAAATATGGGCATATCTATGGTAGAGAATAAATATCTCACAAGGCCAATATACCGGCAGGTTGGTGATTTGCCTCATGTCAAAGATTTGGTGGTTGTCTTAGATCAGGAGTTCGCTGGTGCAGAATATACTTATGCAAGTGATATTATCACTTTTGTGAATGAAGAAGATTTAGTAGCCTTCACATTGAAATACGGACATATCTATGGCAAATGAAGATAAATATATATTTAATACAAACGTCCTGTGGTGGCAACCACCACAGTCAGACATTTACAAATTAATAGAAATTCTAAATGATGAATTTCCGGGATCAAGCCGCGAAGATTGTGCAATATATCAAACACAAGGGAATCCATATGATCATATGCAATATCCATTCTCCAGAATTACATTCACTAACCAAGAAGACTTAACAGCCTTCATTCTTAAATACGGACATATATTCAAATGAAAAAACCACTCATACCATTCTCATTCTATCCTTATGCTTGGCGGCACAAAGGGTAAAACTCGAGAAACGCTGAAAGCAGAATATGAATTAGAAGGATATGATTTAGATATTCGACTACTCGAGATTCACAAGGATACATTACCGGCCAATGTTTATCAAGGTAAATTGCTTGACATAGAATTTAAATATCTCAAAATATCATTAGGTGAATATCAAAGAGGATTGGCAAATCTAATTCAGGATGAGAAGAAAAAGAAAATCGCATTGCTTGAATTGGATTACAAAGAGAATAAGATATCAAGATTTAACTATGAAAAAGAAAGTGCCACCATTAATGACGAACCGTGGGTGGCAGTGGTCAAGTTAGAATTTGGAACAGAAAAAGCCGAAGAAGGTAGTTTTGAACTTGACTGGAATGATAAATTCATTGAGATGCTTGAAGACGCAGGATATATTGCTATGAAACCAGACCAAACTGTGAATCTTTGGTTTAGTGAAGTATGCAGAGCAGTGGCGCTTGAATCGTATGACGGTGTAGGAACTTTTACTGAAGATTCTGAATATGCGTTAAATTCACAAGAAGGTGAAATAGTCCCGAAAGGTAAGAGAAATGTCAAGTAATTCGTTTCGTGCTCGGTTTGTAGCTACCCTCATAGAAGGTAATAAATTACAGGAATTATTGAATGCCGAATTCCAGGGGTCGAAGTATCACTGGTTGCAGGACATAATCCATTTTATAGATAGAGAAGATCTCTTAGCCTTCACATTGAAATACGGACATATCTATGGAAAAGATAATTTATTTTAGAACAACCGCTCTTTATCCGAATTTTGAAAAGATTGCTACATTATGCGAAATTTTGAGAATTGAATTTCCAGGTGCCAAGCACTTTCCAGTGAATAGAACAATTCATTTTATGGATAGAGAAGATCTCTTAGCCTTTATATTGAAATACGGACATATCTATGGACCAAAATAAAAAAGAGGAACAACAATGAATAAATCAACCTTTCTACTCATGGACGGACACAATCTGTTCCATAGAATGATACATCAGGTTAATCCTGCCGCAGGTATAGATGGAATGATAGGATTGTCATTCCATCTAATGTTATATAGTCTTAAGAAAGAATGGAATCGTTTCAATGGAACTCATGCGGTATTCTTCACCGAAGGTTATTCGTGGCGATATGATATCTACAAAGATTACAAGAAATCCAGGAAAGTTATATTCGCGCAAAAGACAGAGAAAGAAAAAGAAGACAGGGATCTACTCACTGAGGCGTTTGATGATTTGGTAGAATTTCTTGATCAGAAAACCAATATGACTGTTCTTCAGAATCCAAGAGCAGAAGCAGATGATATGATTGCTACTTGGATTAGATTACACCCAGATGACGATCATATTCTAATCAGTTCCGATAGTGACTTCTATCAATTGCTCGCGCCAAATGTAAAAATCTACGATCCAGTTAAAGATATTCTATTAACTGATGTTGGAATTACTGATGACAGAGATAAGAATTTGAGTTTCGTTGTCAAAGATGGTAAGATTTCTTCACCTAAGGTAGATCCAAATTTCAAACCAGAAAAGGATTGGTTTCGATACGCATTATTTATGAAAATCATTCGTGGTGATACGTCTGATTATATATTCAGTGCCTATCCCGGTATTCGTGAAAAAGGAACCAAAGATAAGATTGGGATCAGAGAAGCATATAATAATCAAGATGTGAAAGGGTTTGATTGGAATAATTTCATGAATCAATCTTGGGTTGACATTGACCAAAAGACCCATATTGTAAAGGATCTTTATGAGAGAAATCGAATACTAATTGACCTAACTGCTCAGCCAGACAGTGTGAAAGAGTCGTGTGAGAATATTATTGTAAATCAAGTTTCAAGAAAGAATATCTCAGCACCAAATATAGGAATGGCATTCTTGCAATTCTGCACAAGGTGGAATTTGCCAAAAATATCAAACAATGCTCAGCAATTCACCCCATTGTTCAACTCTAAATATTATCAAGACCTCGAATGAAATTAAAGACTATTACTGATAAATCCTGGATTGTATTGTCTGACGACAATGAAAGGATCGGGATGCTAAACGAAGGTAAAGAACAATTCACTCTATTGATGAAGAGTGTGAAATATGAATTTAAGTCCAAAGAAGAATTAAATATTCATTTTAACAAAGACATATTCCGTCATATTATTGAACCAGTATTTCAGCAAAGGAATATAGAGAAGTTCATCAAAGGCCTTCCTGTAGATTATGATTCGCCAATCGAAGTTGAAATTGAAGGCAATTCTCTACCACTATTCGTAAAGAAGGAAGGTAGTAAGATATATTTCTCTGCTGGATATTATTGCTTAGAATACCCAAAAGGATGGATGCCATCCTTAAATCCAAAACTATCAACTTTAGAATTGTACAATCATAAGGGTCCGTTTGTAGATGAATTACAAATGAGAACTGCTTTACAAACCGAAAGGAAGAAGAATGCTTGAGATCAATAAGTTCATAGCCAAAGTTAAGAATGCTAAGAAAACAAAATCACCAGAGATCAAGATTACCTTTGTTGATGCTCAAGCATTGCTCGATGAAATTAACGAGCTGATTACTGCCAATGTGAAGCCTGCGCCAAAGATAGAAAAGGTGGCCGAATCACATCAAACCGGACCTATAATCTTTGATGGTGGACATTTCTAAAACCATACTTTATTTGGTGCCGAAGATAAATATAAGTATAATCAATGGAGATCACAATGTCACGACCAAAGCCAACCATTCTGATGACAGATACTAATTCAAAGAGTTTCAAGGTAGTTCAAGTTCTTGAAGCAGAATCTATCTATGCTGTCTTTCACAAAGGCAAGCCAATCAATATGAGAATACTGAACCAGATATCTGATATACCAGGACCAAAATATAAGAAGTGTAGTTTCAGTAATCCACGGTCATGCATTTAACTTGGCTCAAAAACTAAATGGTATATTCGACACTACCGAATTTACAGTTCATAAGTTGGATTCTGGAACTCTAATCACCGAACGCAATAAATAATTTCAATCTTCGGAAATGATATAATGGAACCGCTGCGACAGGCTATCATTTCTGAAGTAATAAAGAAAACACCCGAACTTGAAAAATTTACAGTTGATCAACTAAATCAGGATTTCTTTCTACCATCATCACACCGATTAACCTATTATGGTTTACAATGTGTCAAGAATGTATTCACTCCATATAGTTTCGATATTGGCGCTGACTTGCATCTAAAATCGAAGCATTATATCGCCTTATCAAACACAATGACTTATCCATATTATCTTTCACAGAATAAACTCATCTTGTTTTCAGAAATGGATGCAATGGTGATAAAATTGTGTGGCAATGTCAAAATCTTCCTTGATCGTAGTTCCTAGACTGGTTTACCCTATTGCCAGTTGCGATTATTCAATGTTTGTGCTATACTATATACAGTAGCTTTTTACAATGAATCCGCAGCGAGGACAGAATATGATTTTGCCACAGGAAGGTTTATCACAAATAAAATTCTACGAATTAGATTTATATGTACCCACCGGGCATTCTCGTAAAACTTCAATAGTCACACTACACTGGAAAAGTTGGTCAAAAACCTTACCACCGGTATCTTCAATGGAAAGTGAATTTGACGGAACCTTTGAAGATGCGAAGAAGGTCGAAACCTTACTCGGCACCATTGTTCTACCTGATGGATCAGAGTATATGATTGGTGTAGGTAATGCTGAACATCGATTTAGTGAATATTTGAAGGTTCTTTCAACATTGGCTGTAGACAGACAACGAGTGAAAGATATTCTTGGAGAATAAAGAAGATGAACCGATATTGGTGCTCGTGGTGGTCAGGATATTACCTTGATGAAGGGTGTTCAATGCCACCGTTTCAAATATGGATTTCTACTGAGCGAGCCAGAATAGGAAACCCACCAGGAAAAGATGAAAGAACAGAGGTAGGCATTTGTGCCTTGATTGATTCTGATTCAAAAGATAAAATAATGGAATCAATCAAGAGACATTTTCCAGACTTTGAAATGAGATTTATGAATGAACACAACTTAGACTTTGAACCACCAGAACATCTGTGTCCAAATTTCAAAAATCAAACTCTACTTACCAACGATAAGGAATAAGATGAAAAATATTGACCCAATTTGGTGTGGGTGGATTTTACTAATCAGCCTCATAATTTTCATGACTGGCATTTTTGTAGTTAGAATGAAAGATGTCAATTCATATAGAGAACAATGCCAGGCCGCCGGCGGTCAGATTATTGAAATCTTTCCACACAGAAGCACGGTTTGCGCAAAGATAGAAATTCTTCAATTTTCGAAAGAAATAAAATGATACAGTACAAAATTGGTAATCTGCTTGATATCACCGAAGGTCATATCGTTCACTCTGCGAATGCGCAGGGGATCATGGGTGCCGGTGTGGCCTTGGCAATAAAACAGAAATACCCGGGGTGTTACCAAGAATATAAAGAGTTTTGCGCCATTGCCTCAGATAGCGCCGAATTACTTGGGAGAGTAGTTCCATATTTGGTCAATGAGAAACTGATCATTTGGAACCTCATTGGCCAAGATCGATACGGTGGTCATGGTAAAAGATACACGGATTATGAAGCACTTGCCACTGGGCTGGAAATGATTGAGAAATCAATCATTTCATGTCGCGACAATTATGTTGTTCCGCCGATACTAAATTTTCCATTAATGGGTAGTGGTTTGGGTGGTGGTAAATGGCCAATCGTCGAAGCCATTATTGATAACACTATCTCTTGTGGCAAGGTTCTTTGGACTTTGGATTAATTTTCTCGAAAGGATCAAAATGAAATTGCTCACTGCTACAGTTCTATCATTGACGAGCAATAGTGCTGTCGCGAAACATGTCGAAGTGCATGAGAATACACAAGCGGCCGGCTATATCCTTTTAGGTCTCGTCTCACTCATTGCTATTGGTATTTTGGCAATGATACTCGTGAAATATTCAGATAAGAAAAAGGAATCATCTATTAAGAATTCACAGACACCGGATTGAACAACCCATAAAAATTTGCTATACTATATAAAACTACAAAGGACAACAATGACACTATATCTCCGCAGAGGCACATCCTATCATCCAACAGATGAATCAGCACTCGATGTTCGAAAAGAATTGCCACCTGGTAATTATATCGTTGAAAAGGATCTAGACACTGGACAGTTGTATTTCGAATCAACTGATCCATTCTACGTATCGGGTAAGATTTATGGCGATACAGAGAAGCAACGAGATAGAATTTTCAATACCTTTCAAGACCGAACTGCAGCCACTGGTGTTCTTTTGAATGGTGAGAAGGGTTCCGGTAAAACCCTTCTGGCTAAGATGCTATCATTGAAAGGCATTGCCTATGGGTATCCTACCATCACAATCAATCAACCGTGGTGTGGTGAGCAATTCAACAAACTTATTCAAAGTATCGAACAACCGGCAATTGTGATGTTTGATGAATTTGAAAAAGTGTATGACGATGAACATCAGCCATTGATGCTAACTTTGCTCGACGGTGTCTTTCCTACTAAGAAGTTGTTCGTTCTTACTTGTAATGACAAGTGGAGAATTGATAGCCATATGAGAAATCGCCCTGGCAGAATTTTCTATCTGCTTGACTTTGACGGTCTTGATTCGAAATTTATTACCGAATATTGCAATGAAAATCTGAATGATACCAGTCATACCGAAACTGTCTGTAGAATTGCCTCGTTGTTCCATAAGTTCAATTTCGATGTTCTAAAAGCATTGTGTGAAGAGATGAATCGATACAACGAGTCACCACAGGATGCAATGAAGATGCTGAATGCTAAACCATTCAGTGACAATGATTCGGCGTATGATGTAATTTTGTCCATTAAAGGTAAGGCAATTCCGCCAGAGAAAATGAATCCCGAAACCTTTAATACAAATCCAATTGGCCAAGAATCCATTGAGATTCGCTATTATGGTGATGCCAGTGTCAATGCGGCGAGTCCGTCACTATCAGCATTCGATGACTATGACAAACCAGATTATATCACTGGAAGATCAAATTGGACTCTTCAACCCGGCGATCTGAAGGCAATTGATTCAGTGAATAATATCTACACCTATGTGAGTGGTGATATCAAAGTAGTCTTTACAAAGAGAAAAGAAGTCAATTTCAGGTATATGGACATGCTGTGATATGAAAATTCAAATATATCAGTGCCGGTTTACCAAGAAGCTATTTCAGTTAGATCAGAAAGAAGAGTATATTGCTCATCTGAAAGACTTACGAGCACGAAAGAAAGATAATCGCAAACACAATCGAAAACGCCGTGATTTTGAATCCTGGTTTAAGTCTGAGAAAGAAAAGATTACAGGCATTGAAGAATTTGAAGAATGGATTTTGATTAATTTTTCGAAAATAGTCAAATTCTACAATGCTTTGAATTTTCATAGTCAATTCCGCGGCAAGCTTGAGAAATTTTCTCTCAAAACAACACATAATACTTATGCCAGCAATACTCATAGTGCCCCAAACGGAAAGAAAACAAACTGGCTCGGATCAACAGATCTTCCGCGGGGGTATCCGGGTTATATTGGAAATATGTCCGGTGTTTTCGAAAATCACAAACATTTCGGCGTCAGCAATATTTGGAAATTTATCGACATTCACACAGGCACCGGCAGCGGCGGTAATAATTTCCAGTATTCAGTCACAATTTGGATTGACGATTGGCCGGGGCTCGCCGAACAATATGTATTCAAGAAATTGAAAGGCGAGATACATTGATGGCTTCACTCTTCAGAAGACTGTTTCCAAAGACACACAAACTGTATCTTATTCCGGGGAAATTCTCACAGGAAATTCATGATAGAAATTATATACAGATTTATGAATGGTGTGTGAACAATTTAAGTGAAGATCAATATGATTTCACATATGGAGATCAGTCGCCACAACGAAGAGTTCGAATTCTAACACCATCGTATGCTGTATTGAAAAATGTGCCGCAAGAAGATATAGTCTTCTTAAAATTGAAATTTGGACTATGAACTTACTTACTTACAAACGAAGGATGATATCGTATGAAAATCAAGATAGATGAATTATCAGGTTATCCACTTGACTACGCGGTAGGGGTAGCACTAGGCCATAAGATGACTGTGGCATCCTTTGGGCCATTGTTTGGCAAAGGGTATATGGCACCTGTTCGCGAAGGGTACTTTACCAAATACGAACCACGAAATCATATTCTTCAGATAATGAAAGAATGTTTAATCGGCGGTCGTCCTGTTCAGACGTGTATAAATGACCAAAATATGGTCAAATGGTGCGCTGGTCAAATGCCTATTGAATTAGAATATTCTCAAAGCGATACGCCAGATGAAGCAATACTGAAATGTCTCGTGGGTAGGTTAATGCCGGCTGGTGAAATTGAAATCCCCAATGAACTCGTGATTTCAGATTACAGATTCCATCGAGCCGCTGGTCATTGATAAATATATGAAAATCAAAGAGGAATTTAAAATGAGATTTAGTGAAATTATCAATGAAGACAAAGCTAAAATTCGTAAGGTGAAAAAGACTCGTGCTGATGATTCCGTAGAAATCACATTCGAAGTATTGAATTCCGATGGCGTCACAGTTAAGACCGGAATGTCAAAGGAAACTGCCTCGAAATATCTTGAAGACCATTCCAGTAAGTTGAACAAAGAGTGAGAAGTATTCGTCCGGTATAAAATTGCCGCTTGACTTTTATAACTGTCTGCTATACAATATGTATGTAGTATATAAATTGTGTGTGACAACTTCATAAGGAAGAAAAATGGCTGCAGAAATGACAGAACGGACAGTTCGTCCGAAAGATGCGAAGATATTGATCCGGCGCTGCATGAAAATGAAGCGGCCAATCTTTATCTGGGGTGGTGCCGGCCTTGGAAAGAGCGAGCTGATACAAGAAATTGGTGACGAAGATGGCCGCGCTGTCATTGATATTCGCTTGTTGTTGATGGAACCGACTGATCTGAAAGGTATTCCATACTACGATCCAGTATCAGAAACAATGCGCTGGGCGCAACCATGCGAATTACCAGGTTCCCCGGAGAAACACCCACATCTCCAAAATGCCATTCTGTTCCTTGATGAGCTCAATGCCGCACCAGGAGCAGTTCAGGGTGCGGCATACCAGTTGATGCTAAATCGTCGAATTGGTGAATACATCCTCCCCGAAGGTGTTAGCATAGTGTGCGCCGGCAATCGTGAAACAGATCGCGGAGTCACCTATCGTATGCCAAGTCCGTTGGCAAATCGGTTGGTCCATTTGGAAATGATTGCCAATTTTGAAGATTGGCAAGCTTGGGCTCTTCGAAAGAAAGTTCATCCAGATGTCGTCGGCTTTGTAAGCCACCACAAACAACATCTTTCTAATTTCGATCCGAAGAAATCCGGCCATGCATTTGCCACACCGAGATCGTGGAAGTTTGCCAGTGACTTGATCCAAGACAATACCTTGGCTGAAAGTTTGGTGACTACCCTAATTGCTGGTACAGTAGGTGAAGGTATCGCAATTGAATTCGCACAACACCGGAAGATTTCGGCTAAGATGCCAAAACCGGAAGACATTCTGCTTGGCAAGGAAAAGAAGCTGAATGTGAAGGAAATTTCCGCAATGTATTCGTTGACCATTAGCACTTGTTATACATTGGGCGAGTGGGTCGAGAGAACCAAAGATCCTGAAGAGAAATTTTCAATGGACGATTGGCATCTTTGTGTAGATAATTTCTTTGAGTTCATGATGGATAATTTCCAACTCGAAATGATTGTCCTTGGTGCGAAATATTCACTACGTGACGCCGATGGTGGTGGTCTGCCAATCGTTCATCGCAAGCTGAAATCGTTCAAACGATTCAATACTATGGTCGGCGGATTGATTATCGAGGCGTAATTCAAAGCCAACAGTTCGATACCAGAGTAATATCAATTCAAGGAGCCTATTTTCGGATAGGCTCCTTGTTGTCCAACGGTAATTTCGGGGTCTTGACTTACCAACAGCAATATGCTACAATATACTATATAAAGTTACAATTGATCGGAGAATTAAATGGATAAAACGGTTGAAAAACTAGTCAGAGCTCGTGTCGCAATGTTATTGCATAATCCATTCTTTGGAAATTTGGCAGTTCGTTTGAAATTGAAAGATATGACTGACAGCATGCCAACCGCCGGCACTGATGGTAGATATTTCTATTACAATCGAGATTTCATCAACAAGTTGAATCCAAAAGAGCTCATCTTCCTGTGGGCCCATGAAGTCCTGCATTGCTGTTATCAGCATATGTCAAAATCAAGAAAAGGATCAAGACATCATCAGATGTGGAACGCAGCCAATGATTATGTAATCAATTGGGAATTGCATGAGCACAAGATTGGACAATTACCAGATCCAAAGACTTCCGGTGTTCAGATATGTTTCGATGAAAAATACAAAGGAATGTGTTCCGAACAAGTGTATGATTTGCTTGATAAGAGTACGACTCGTATCTCAGTAATGGCAAATGGCAACGGTGGGTTTGATATTCACTTCGACGAAGACAATGCTGAATCGCCTGAAGGAAAGATGACTGAGGAAGAGAAGCGTGAATTGAGCGACGAAATTCGTCAGGCTGTAATGCAGGCAGCTAAGGTTGATAAACCTGGTAATATTCCATCCGGTATCAAAAGATTAATACACGATCTCACTGAACCACAGATGGATTGGCGTGAGTTTCTAAACATGCAGATTCAAAGTGCGTTCAAATCGGACTACACATTCTCGAGGCCAAACAGGAAAAGTCAGAATGGAATTATTCTCCCGGGACAAATTCCAGATACCAAGATAGATGTATGCGTCAGTATTGACTGCTCGGGGTCTATGAGTGATTCAATGCTGAAAGATCTACTTGGCGAAGTAAAGGGAATTATGGAACAGTTTCTAGATTTCAAAGTTCGCCTGTGGTGCTTCGATACTGCTGTCTATGGATATGCTGAATTCACGCCAGACAATCTCCAAGATATCATGACTTACGAAATCAAGGGTGGCGGCGGAACAGCATTTCAGTGTAACTGGGATTATATGAGAGCGCACGATATTGTTCCTCATAGATTCATTATGATGACTGATGGATATGGTGAATCAGATTGGTGTGAGGGTGAAGCGGATTACTGCGAAACTATATTCCTTGTTCATAGTAACTCAGCACGAAATTTAGAGTCACCACACGGAATGACTGTGTACTATGACGCACCCGAACCCAAATAGGAATCTGTGTTTCATTGTTGAAAATCTTGGTCGTTTCATTGAGGCTTCCAAGATTTTCATTGAATTTAGCATGCAAAATAAAGCATAGGCCGTAGTAGCAGGTCATTGTGCTATGTGCTAAATTCCTATGTTTTTCGTAGGAATTTCCATAGGTTATTGCTATAATTTCGGGGTATGTGCGCATATATGGATCAAGAATTAAAAACTTTCGTACTACTGAAATACGAAATCCTGACATCAAATTCCAGTACATGGGATAGATGTGAGGCCAAATACCCGGAGTCAGTCAAATCCAATTGGGCATGGAGATGTGCCGCAGATGTAGCACATCTCGCCACCGGCCACCCTAAGGCAGAGGAATGTATCAGGATAGCGAAGCTATATCGAGATGGAAAAGCAACAATAAAGGAACTGAAGA